CTGGGATTCACTCAAGGGAGTCCTTGGGTCGCTTGCTGAATTAATGGGGTACGAAGACATCGGCACCCTGGTTATTGATAAGATCACTTCGTCATTTAGGGAGCTAAGTGCTGTTCTTACGACAATAGCGGGCACGCTTAATCAAATTAATGGGTATTTTACTGATGATGAAGCTCTACAACAAAAAGGTAAAGAACAGTCCCAAAAAGGGTTCAAAGGGTTCTTAAAAGACCATTCGTGGATAGGCGGATTTGCCGATATTTTCTTGGCTCCGATGTTCACAAATGGATTTAAAGGGGTAAGCAGCAACTCAAATGGAATGAACATGCTTTCATCATTAGCGCTACGAGGTGTAAATCCTTACGCAAGCCGCTCAAGTGAAAGAACCCCCAACATAACATTTGATTCTAAGTATTATATATACGGTGCAAGCAACCCAGAGACCGTAGCAAGGACAGTAAACAATTCTCAAACAAACTTGCTTGTCAGGTCACAACAAGGGGTGATTGTATAAATGGCTTTTCCTCTTGTATTGCCTTATCAACTACCAGAGTTACAACAATTAATCTATGTAAAGACAAACATAGGTGGCTATTTTTTTGATGCCACCATAAGGTCAGAACATACAACAAGTGTAACGATAACTGAACATCCTGTTGAATCTGGTTCATCAGTTTCTGACCATTCATTTAAAAATCCTTCGGTACTAGTCATGGAAGTTGGAATGTCTGATGTATCAAAAAGCCTGGTAAATGGACAGTTTGAAAGTGGTTGGTCAAGATCAGTAACTGCTTATCAAACATTGATTGAGCTACAAGAACAAAGGGTTCCACTTCAAGTTTTGACCAGGTTAAAGTTATATAAAAACATGATTATTGAAACAATAGCAGCACCAGATGACTACACAACATTTTACGGGCTAAAGGCAACAATTACGTTAAGAGAGCTTATAGTTGCTGTAGTAAGGACTGTAAAGATAAGCCAAAGGCCTCAAGTAACTGACAATACAAACAAAGGTGAAGTACAGCTTGTGAAGCCAAGCCAGAGTGTTTTGAAGCAGTTATTTGATGGAAAATAAATTTTGAAAAGGTATGTACTTTTTTGACAATCCTGATATAATAGACTTAGGTTAACAAATCGGAGCAAAAAAAACTAGTACTCAAGAGGAGGGGCTATAAATGAAAGCAACGAGAATTACCTTAAAGAAAGACACTGAAATGGTGAGATTGCCAACTGGAAGAGGCGTAACTTCAACTTTAAAGGTTTTCCCTGCAGGGACAGAAGTAATTTATAGCAAAAAAGTTACTGTATCAGGTACTTACCACACAGTCCATTTATATCAGGATGGAGCTAGATATGAAGCAACAAGGCAAACTAAAATAATGAACCATAAACATTAGCCCTTTGGGGCTTATTTTTTTTGAAGGAGTAACATTGATGAATTATTATCAGGTTCCCCTTACAAATGACCCGAATCAGTCATTCATTTGTACAATACCACTAAAGGGCAAGAACATCATTCTTAGACTTAAAGTAAGATATAACACAATTGGTGATTTTTGGTGGATAACAATTTCGGATAAAGAAAACAATATTCTTATTGACTCACTACCCCTTTTGACAGGTGGTAATATCCTTGGCCAACATAAATATTTTGGTATTGGTAGTGCATTTATTGTGAATACTGGTGATAGCACAGCAGATAGCCCTAGCCAGGACAACCTAGGCACATCATTCCAGCTAATATGGGGTGATGAATAGTGCCAGATAGTAATTACATTATAAACAAGCTAATAAGTCTTGGTGTTTCATCAAATGACGCTACAATTCTTGCAGCAGTTGGGTATGCTGAATCAAGCTACATCACTGGTATTATTGGTGACCAGCAGTATGGAGGAAGCGTTGGCATATTCCAGATAAACTTACCTGCCCATAAAGACAAGCTAGCAAAATGGACAAGTAGTTCAGACAAAAATGTATGGATTACTTGGTTATCGAATCTTGATAACAACATCTATGCGGCTTCACAGGTTTATTTTTCTCAAGGGTTGAGGGCATGGACAATGTATCGCAACGGAGGCTACCAAAAATTCTTGGGATTGAATAAGGAAGTTTCGTTTACATCTGTTGCTAGTACACAAAATGCTTCAAAAAGCCCTAGTACGTCTGCTTCGCTTGAATCGTTTGTTTCATTTGTAAGGTCACAAGTGGGAAAGCCCTACGTGGCAGGAAATGAGGGCCCAAGCTCATTTGATTGCTCTGGCTTGATTTATTATGTATGGAATAATTTTGGTATCAAGATAGGGAGGTCAACATTCGACCAGTGGCCTGAGTGCAAAGAAGTTAGCTCGCTGAGGTTAGGAAATCTGGTGTTTTCTAGGTTTGGTGAGGATGGCCCCGGCCCTGGGCATGTTGGAATATACGTTGGGAATGACAAGGTTGTCCATGCGCCAGGCTCAAAGACCGGAGTTATTGAAGTAAAGTTAAGTCAGTTTTCACAAAATAGCTATAGGGCTGCAAGCCACCCAGGGATGGAGTCATATCTTTACGGTTCATCGCCTGGTGACATTCTCAGCCCAATACAAAATATCTCTATCCCTTCATCAAGCTATCAGGTTCAAAAAGACAGTGAGTCAGGAAAAAACATTTTATATGGTAGAAAGTACAGGATTATTGTTAGTAGCCTCGATGGCCAGACTGCACTTGATGTATCAGACTTAAAGGTTGAATTTAATTGTGTTAAAACAATTATGGAGGAAAGTTATTCAGATGTAACTATCTACAATTTAGCTCCCGGAAGTGAAAACATTTTAATTCAAGAAGGCTATCTGGTTTATATTGAAGCAGGGTATGAAGGTGAACAATATGGCCTTGCTTTTCAAGGTAATGTCATTCAACCCACAAGATACAAAGAAGGTGGGGTAACCTACAAGCTTTCTCTTGTTGCTATGGATTCTGACACCTTCCTTATGTCTGGGACGGCTAACTTCTCTATCATGCGTGGGCAAAACTCAAGGGCACTTATCGACAATCTGATAGTGAAAGCAACTATTCCTTCAAATTTAGGTAGTATTTCAAAGAATTTATCTGATTCAAGGTTAACTAGGGGTAAAGTATTCTTTGGGTTAGCAAGAGACTATTTGAGGCAAATTGCTCAAAGCGAAAATGCTTCATTTTATCTTGATGATGGAAGTGTTAATATCATAAAAGCCCAAGATTTGCCTGATGGTGAAATATTTTACTTAACACCTGAAACAGGTCTTATTGGTGTTCCTTCACAACAGGATTTCGGGGCTACAATAAAAATGCTTTTAAACCCAAGAGTTAGGCTTGGTTCATTTATTCATATTGATAACAGTTCGATAAGGAATCAACAATATCAGCAAGGGCAACCGTTTTATCCTCTTGACCAAGATGGCATCTACAGGGTTATTAAGATTACCCATAAAGGTGACACAAGAGGGCATGACTGGTACACAGAGGTTGAAACAGTAACACAAGCAGGCGCTGATATACCAAGTATGATGCGTAATGGAAACACTAACATGTGGAACGGATGATATGCGATGAGGAATGTTGGTCAAAGAATAAATAATGTGTTTGAATTTTATAGGCGCTTATCAGATAAAATTAAGAACGATATATGGGTTGCAATGCCAGGGATAATTCAATCATTTGACCCAGATGAGCAAACTGTAACAGTTCAGCTTTCATTAAGGGAGAGAATACGCTCTGGCGAGGGAGAAATGAGCCACGTTGGGCTCCCTCTCTTGCTTGATGTACCCATTGTAATACCAAGGGCGGGCGGGTTTTGCCTAACATTCCCCGTTAAGCAAGGTGATGAATGCCTTGTTATCTTTGGTGATGTGTGCATAGACTCTTGGTGGTCACATGGTGGAATTCAAAATCAAATAGAAAAGCGAAGGCATGACTTGTCAGATGGGTTTGCAATTCTAGGAGCATGGAGTCAACCAAGGACTATACCTAATTATGACATGAGTAAGGCATGCATAAGGTCAGATAATGGGAGTGCAGTAATTAAACTAAGCAATGATTCCATAGAAATAAATGCTTTAAGTGTCAAAGTAAATGGTCATGAAATTTGATAGAGTGGTGATTGAGCATGCTGTATAGAAGGCTTGATGGGTCTGATGATTATTCTCTTGGGAATGGTTTCTTAAGAGGTGTTGAAGCTGTCGCACAGGCAATAAAAACAAATCTTAGATTATTGAAAGGTGAATGGTGGGAAGATACATCAAAAGGCCTTCCTTTGTTTGAGAGTATCCTAGGGAGAATTGGCTCATATGAAGACATTAGGGCTGTTGATTTAATCATAAAAGATCAAATATTGTCAACAAAGGGTGTTGTTTCAATTAAGGCACTTAAAAGTGCGTGCCTAAATAGAAGATACTCGTTCAGTTGCACTATAAATACTGAGTTTGGTGAAGTTGTTTTGGAGGAGTCATTATGAGTTATTTTTCACCATATATTGATGAGTCAGGGTTACATATTCCTAACTACAATGACGTTTTGGAAAACCTTATTTTGCAGGTAAAAAGTATTTTTGGTGAGGATGTTTATTTAGAGCCTGATAGCCAAGACTATCAGTTAATTTCTATCTTTGCATTAAAAATTTACGATTGCATACAAGCGTTACAACTTGCATACAACAGCCGGGGGCCGGGAACCGCTATTGGATCTGCCCTGGATGGAATTGTAAAATTAAACGGTATCTCTCGAAACAGGGCAACTTATTCCGAGTGCTCA